GAATGATGCCTTGGCCCTTCAATGACCCCGTTGCAACGGCGGCAGTGATCGTCTTGCTCGCCCTGATCCCTAGCCGAAGGAGCCGCAGGAATGACCACTGACGTGAAGCTGTTGCCGCTGCCGAATAGTGGGAGCGGCTTTTACGAGGACAACGTTTGGCACGATACCTTTAGCAAGCGTCAGATGGGATCCTACGCCCGCGCCAACATGGAGCCGCTGATCGCCGAGAACGAGCGGCTGCGGGCGGAAGCAGCAAAGCGCGACGGGATTGACCCGTGGGCCGTACTACTCCGAGCACAGGAAGCCGAAGCCCGAGCCGAGCGGCTGGCGGAGGCGCTGCGACTGGCATTGAAGTGGGCCGAAGTGCTGCCTACGGGAGAGCCGCTACGCGCCGAGTCCGTCCGAGACTTGGACAACGCCCGCGCCGCACTGGACCAGGAGGGCGGGAAGGGAGGTGCCGGCAATGGCTGACCTGTCGAAGATGACGCCCGCCGCAAGGTCGGCAGCGATGCGCGGCGGAACAGACGGTTGGGGGCAGGTCGGCAGCGTGGATGATGTGCGCTATGCCGAGCCTGTCCCGTCAACCTCGCGGCGGCGCTGCAAGTGCGGCTGCAAGCGAAGGGCAACGCACTACGGCATGGCGAAGGGAATGGCCCTCACCACCGCTTGCGAACTCGCTGTGCGCCGCTGGATCAAGACCGGCGAGACGAGGGTGCGCCGGGTGCCGGAGGTGGAGTCGTGAGCGGCCTGCGCGGGTTCGGCGTGACCATTGACCTTGCAACCGGGCGTATGCGGAGCTGGTACGCCGGTGCCGATGGCGTCCAGAGATGGGCGGACACCGACGAGCCCGTGGAAGAAGCCGCCGACCCCGACGGCTTGGGAGGTGCCGGGAAGTGAGCGCAGCGGAGTTTTCAACCGGCTACAGCACCGCCCCCGCATCCGCCGTGCCGGCCACCTGCGCCGCAGCCAGCGACACCCGGATGCTCACCCCCGTCAGGATCACCTCGGCCCACGGGAACAGGCTCACCGGCTCGCCCAGGACCACCAGCAGCATTTCGCGGGTGATTGCGTCGTCGCCCAGCTCCGCCACCTTGTCGACCCCGACAGTGTGCTTGAACTCGGTCACGATGGGACGACCCAGGGCGTCCAAGGCCGGCAAACCGTCCGGACCGATCGCCCGCGCCCGGGAGTGGTAGCTCACCCCCGCGTCGACGCGCTTGCGCTCGCACATCACGGCGACCAGCTCGCCGGAGTCCAGCTCCACTGCCAGCTCGCCCGGCTGAACGGGTACATCGTTGCGCTTGGTGTAGGCCATTCCTTACTCCGGCTCGATCTGTGGTTGTGTGGGGTCTCCGGGCCTCGGTCCGCCGCTGCCGCCGCCACCGCCGCCGATGTCACCACCGCCGCCGGTGCTGCCGCCCGTCGGGGCGTAGGTCACGTCGATGGGGGAAATCAGGATGCGACCATTGCTGGCCATGGAGGCAGTGGGGTCGGTGGTGGCGCCCAACGTGCGCGAGCCCCCGGCAAAGGTGAAGTCATCGTAGTAGAGCCACCAGCGGACGGCGGTGTTGGGCAGACCGGCTACGACCACGGAGCTTGGGCCGTAGCTGATTTGCTTGTCGCCAACCTGGAGCGTGCCGGCGGAGACGGAGATGGTCGCTTCGCTGTCGGTGGCCGTGTAGGTCACGCTGGTGCCGGCAATCCAGCGTGAGGCGGCGTTGCCCACCGAGACGGGCGGCATGGCGGCGGCCCCCTCCCGGACAGTCGCGGGCATCGTCGTCTCGACGGAAACCCACTCCGACGACGGCGCGCCGGGGACGCCGATGCTGCGCGCCTCGACTTCGTAGTCGGCACCACGAACCACGTCCGGAAGCTCGATCGACTGCGACGGGGGAAACCGTTGCGTCTCCCACATCGTGCTCCCGACGATCCGCCAGCGCACCTCGATTGCAGTGACGGGAGATTTCATCGGGCGGACACCTCTTGCCGCAGCGTCTCGTAGCCGTGCCGGCCCTGGAACCCGACGCCCAGGCGCGGAGTCACGATGCCGGCGTCGTCAGGCCGATCCGACGGGGCAACGGCGATGATCTTTGGCGGGTCCGGGGCCTCGGTGTACCGCTTGCCGGTGACTTCGGAGACGATCACGTCCGGCGGGTTGGCCCAGAACTCGGCCACGCGCTGGTCATAGGGCACGGCCTGGAAGCTGAAGTGCTTGTCGTCGCCGGTACTCCGGTGCGTCAGGATCAGCTCCGGCGCCTCGTGCCCCACGGCGGACAGGATCAGGGTGTCGCCCTTCTGTGCCGAGTGCCCCGCCGGCAGGTAGAAGGTCGCGGTGATCGGGCTGTGCGGCGTCACGTCCACCACGTCCAACACTTGCGCGCCGTTGGCGTCGATCCGCCGGATCTGGGCCTTGTAGGTCTGCGTGGGGTCAGTCTCGATCTCGGCATCCAGCACGACCGCATGGCGGGTGCCGCCCTCGGTGACCGTGTGCGTGCCGACGACCCACCCGGAGCCTGCGCCCCACTCCATCAACTCGTTTTCCAGCCGGATCACGTCGCCGCGGTAGTAGCGCATCCCGGCGATGTCCGTCTCGAAAGTGGCCGTTGCGGACTGGTAGCGGGCCTGGGCGAACTGGAGCCGGCCCAGCTTCCACGCTTGCTTTGCGTCCGCCGTCATCCGCAGCTCCAGCGTCTCAAACAGCGTTGGCTCCGGCAGGCTCGACGGGTTGCCCCGTGCGTCGACGCCCCGGTAGCTGTATCCGTCATCGAGAACGATGATCTCGTCATCCTGCCAGTTGGCGTCCGGGTTCTTGAACCGGACCCGCAGCGCGTGGGGCCGTCGGATGAAGGCACGTGACCACTTGAGGTTGCCGGACTCCAGCGTGGTCAGGGCATCACGGGCGAACTTGGTCCCATCGTCAAACATCGCGGCGTACTTGCCCTGCACTTCCGACAGCCGCCCGAGGCTGCCGGCCATGATCTCGCGCAGCAGCTCGCCCATCGTCAGGCGGGTATCGACCACCGCCCGGGTGTTCAGGTCGTTGGCCTCGCAGAACTCCGCGTAGTCCAGCCACGTGTTCAGGGCGATGCGGGAGTCCGGCACGCGCTTTGCGACCGCCGAATGCGTCCGCATCAGGTCCAGCACGACCCATGCCGTGTTCGCGGTGCGCTGCCGGCTCCAGGTGCCCGCGGCCTCATCGTAGACCGGCACCTTCTTGCGGAGCATCAGCGACAGGGTTTGCAGCGTGCCCGTCAGTTGGTCGTTGGCGCGGATGACCATCTCCAGCTTCGTGGTGCCGGTGGTGCTGGGATTGACCCGGCGGATGGACCGCAGGACCGACCACGTGGCGGCATCCATGTAGGTATTTGCGTTGCTGTGGTCTTCGTTGTCGATCCGGGTCACGCGGATGTCGTACTGCCCCTTCGGAACGTCGAAGGACGCACCCGCGGCGAACGGGTCTTTGCGCTTGCCGCTGATGACGTACTTGCCGCCGCCGTCGACGTGGGGACGCAGGATCGACAGCCGAGGGCTCGAGATGGGCTGGTACGTGCCCGAGCCCGCAGGCCGGTACTCCAGCCGGAACAGGGCGTTGTAGTAGCCCTCCTTCCCGCTGGAGTTGATGTAGTAGAGCCCGGCGGGAAACACGAGGTCGAGGCTGATTTCCTCCACGTCGGGGGCGGTGGTGCGGGTGACCACGGATCCTTCCGGCTCCAGCGGGACGCCCACGGCTGTTTCCGCCACGTCGCTGGTGTACCAGGTCGGGACCTTGGTCACCTGCCAGCGCACGTCCTCATAGCTCGACAGCGGCGTGTCCCCGATGCGGATGTCGCTCACATCGTCCGCGTCAACGTCGTGCCCGAGGTCGAACAGCAGGTACTGGTAGCTGTTCTCCCCTGCGGACACGCTGTAGGGCATCGCGGCGTGCGGCGGGAAGAACCGCGCCTCACCCAGAACGGCGGGGATCGGGCCGCCGGGGTTGATCTGGTTGCTGGTCCCGGTGAGCTGGTTCCATTGCTTGGCGTCTACGCTCCCGCCGCCACCGGGCATGGGGGGAGGAATAAGCGCGTTCACGATGGCCGTGCCGAGCATGTATGCCCCGGCTTGGGCACCTGCACTTACCCAAGCCGGCGTAAACGCACCAGCCACCGCCGCCCCGGCCCACCACGCGAACGCCACCACCGCGATCATCGCGACGGAGCGCCACACGCCAGAACCCGCCGGCATTCGGGTAACGATGATCTCCGCCCCATCCCGGGGCCGGACTCGCGCCCATAGCTCGGCAGGCAGCTCGTGGCTGTGCGCGCCCCGCCGAACCGTCACCACCAAGTCAGCCGAATCCACCCGCTCGGCTTCCGGCAGGATGCGGTCCAGCATCTGCGCGACGGTCAGCCCCCTGGGCATCGGGACGGCGACGGGTTGCAGCCCCGCCGCGTCATAGAACGGGTGGGCTTGCAGGTGTAGTGCGGTCATGTATTCCCCACGGCGTACTTATAGAACCCTTCCACCTGCCAGAATCCCGTGTCGGTCCGGTCGATCACAGACTTCCCGCGCTCGGCATCGGCATGCAGCATCAGGCCACGTCCAACCATCAAGCCCACGTGCGTAGGCCGGCCTTCCACGTTGACCAGCGCCACGCACAGCGGCTCGGGCCGATCCAGCTTGACCCACTCGGCCCGCACCGAGTCCACGAACTCCGCTGTCCGGCGCGTGCGGTAGGCCGGCAGGTGGACGCCGTGGTGCGCCAGCACGAGCTTGACCAGCCCGTAGCAGTTCAGCCGGTGCGAGTACGGCAGGCCGACGAACGTGGCGAGGTTAGACATACAGGCCCGGCGAATTGATCGGGCCGTAGCTGTCCTTCGGGAAGCCCTGGTTCAAGAAATCTTCCTCGTGCCCGCACTCGATGGTCACCCACAGCTGGTCCGCCTCGGCAGACCGCACCGAGAACTCGAACGGGCCATGCACCACCGTGTCCGGGGCCGACGCCAGCACCGTCTCGAACCGCGTCACCGGAATGTCCGGGTACTCCTTGAGCTGCCGGATGATCTCGCGGTCCACGTTGTCGATGCGGATCGTCATCGTCGGGTTGAGCTGGTCGGAGTCCTCCGGCTCGTCCACCGAGAACGAGAACGGCAGGAACGTACCCTCGGCACGCTCCAGCGGCTCGTTGTTCAGCACGAAGCGGTGCGGCCCCAAGCCGGGGCCGGAGATCACGAGGCAGTCGAGGAAGACCTCGTCTGTCTCGCGGGCGAGGATGGCCCGTGCCGACGCGGGGGTTTGCGGGGCGGGCATCAGCCGATCCCGTACTGATCCATAAGCACCGACTCAAGGGCGGCGACGTACCCTCGATTCCCTGGACTCGTCAGATCCTCATTGAAGCCCATGAAGTGCCCCATCTTCCCCTTGAAGGTGGTTGCGCCGTGGGT